GTTTGCCAATGTTATCTCTATTGAAAAGGGAGAACTTGGCGGGTACTTAGCAAAAGCAGTTGTTGACACAGTGTATTGGTGCAAGCAGGACGATATCGTTCGTTTGTCTCCAGAAGATAAAGAGTCTTGCCCAACTTGCGACACATCAATGAATAATATTGGTTTTGTCGAAAGAGGCGACGATAACATTGAAACATTAAAGTTCTTAGTTGATAGTGCAAAAGGCATTAGGACAATTAAGATGACAAAGGAGGAAAATCCTATGACAGAAGAAACACCAGTTGTCGCAGAAGCACCAGTTGCTGATGCAGCACCAGTTGTTGAAAATGTTGAGGTTGCTCCAGAGGCTACAGCAGAAGTCGTAGCAGAAGCAGAAGCAGTTGTCACAGACGCTGCCGCAGAACCAGAAATTGCAAAGTCTGATGATGTTGTTGCTTCTACAGAAGAAGTTGTAGAGAAGTCAGAAGATACAGTTGCAGATATTGCAAAGAATGTAACTGATATCAAAGACTCTCTAACTAATGCCTTGAGCGATCTTGCTGCAACCGTTAAGTCCATGCAGGACACAGTTGCTGCAATTACGAAGTCCCTTGAAGCCGTTACAGGTGAAGTAAAATCTGTAGCAAGTGAGGTAAAAGAAGTAAAGGGTTCTTTCGATGAATTTGGAAAGCGTGTTGATGCAGTAGAAGCAGACACAGCCTTCCGCAAGTCTGGCGATCTAGGCGAGATCGTACAGGAATTGGTTGAAAGACCAGTTCAAAAATCCCTATGGGGCGGACGTTTCCTCACAAATGCCGACCTATTTAACTAAAAACCAAACGGAGGTGAACAATATGTCGGAACAAGAAAAACTAATTAAGGCTGCTGAAGCAGGTGCTTTCGTATCAGGTGGTATTGGAAGTGCGACTGGTACAAGTCCAGATGGCAACGTATCTCCTGCCGAGTCACTAGGTAACGTGACTGGCGGAACATTCGGTGTCACAACTGGAGCAAACGCAGTTAACCCAACAGGTACCTCTGGCGGTATCTTGGCACCAGAACAGGCTCGTCGCTTTATTGACTATGTGTGGGATGCAACAGTTCTCGCCAAAGATGGTCGTAGAGTTACAATGCGAGCAAACACCATGGAGATCGAAAAGGTCAACGTTGGTGAGCGTGTTATTCGTGCTGCTGCACAAGCAGATGACGCATACACAAATGCTGGCGCAACATTTACAAAGGTAGAACTAACAACCAAAAAGATTCGTCTTGACTGGGAAGTTTCTACTGAGTCTCTAGAAGACAATATTGAAGGGGCTGCTCTTGAAGACCGTCTCGTTCGCTTGATGACCAATGCATTTGCTAATGACATTGAAGATCTTGCGATTAACGGTGACGGAGCAACAGGCTCATTCCTTTCAATCATGTCTGGCTTTATTAAGCAAACTCGTGGTACAGTAGGTAACGATGCTCACGAAGCAGATGTTACTGTATCTGATAACGAGTGGACTCCTGATGTAATGCAAGATATCATTCTTGCAATGCCACGTAAGTATCGTGCACTTAAGAGCAATCTTAAGTTCTATGCAGGTACTGACGCATTCCAGGGTATCGTTAAGAATAACGGTACACTCGCTGATGCTATTGCTGAAGCGATTGCTGGACAAACACCAGGAAGCACACAAGCAAACCGTCAAGCATACCTTGATGGACTTGGCCAAACATTCGGTGGTTCTCGTACCACCCGTGTTCTCGGCGTGGATGTAATGGAAGTTCCTTACTATCCAGCAGGATATGTCGATTTGACATTCCCTGAGAACCGTGTCTGGGGCTTCCAGCGTGATATCACGGTAAACCGTGAATACAAGCCAAAGAAGGATACAATTGAATACACAGTATTCGTCCGCTTTGGTCTACAATGGGAAGAGCTTGATGCAGTTGCTTATGCAGATGCAGCATCTGATTCCTAATCACAATTAAATAATAGAATTTGGAGGGTAGCGTAAAAACTACCCTCCTTATTCACATTCTGATATAATAGCAGTGGAGGAAATAATATGTTACTAGAGACAACAGTAGACGAATTAAAAAATAAAACAGTACCACAACTAAAATCTTATGCAAAACAAAATAATATAGATTTATTTGGAGTTAGTACAAAAGCAGAAATATTAGAAGTTATTTTTTCTTTTTTACCTACACCACATCAAGTTCAAAAAGCAAAAAATAAAGATAAGCCAACAGAAAAAATTGCAGTGTATTCTGAAAAAAATCTTCATTGGAATGGGGTAGGAGAGCTTGAAAGAGGTTACAATATTCTAAGCAAGGAGGATTCGGAAAAATGGTTAGCCAATAAGTCTGTGCGAATAGCAACTCCAGACGAGGTAGCCAAGTTTTACCGTAAAAAGAAATAATGGAAGTATTACGTTTACCCCCATATCCAATAGATACAAAGTGGGATGTTCCTGCTCCTAGCACTCAGTATAAGCTTTATATTGAAGACCTTGTTGATCACTCTGTAGAAGAGCTTACA